GCCAGGAGCAGGCCTTGCTCTGCCCTAGATGCAAATCACTATTTGTCATTCACAGATAATATGCTGACCTGCTGAATATAACCGCCTCCGGGCGGTTTTTTTATTGTAATCACCATGGGCAGACCCATCGTAATGGCTTAACCCTCTTAGGGGCATAATCATCATGCGCTGTTAAGCAAGATGGCAGTATCGTAAAGGGATATCGCACGTTAACGCCGGGTGACATTGAGCGCATGAACCGCTTGAACGGCGTCAGTCGTCAATTTTGCAGTCTGCTCGATATCGAGCTTGAGCAATTGATGGCTGTCCGCAATGGCCCAGACGATGCTGAGCATCGGGCAGGCGTGTGAGATTGATGACGTCCTGAATTGTCTGTCGCTCGCCCGCACCAAAATGCAGGAAGCCTGTATGTGGGCAGGTCAGTACTGTTGCGCGTGCCGACGCCGATTGCTATCCATTCCAAAGCTCCTCTCCGGGTGAGCATGATAATGGTGACTGGAATCAACAAAAGTAATTGAAAAAGGTGATAATCATGCTTATCCGACATAACCCTCTGGAGAGCGGAATGAGCATCAGTTATGAAGATATCAAGAATAAGCGCATCGAGCTGGAAATGAAACATAATACGCGGCAGGACTTTCTCCGAAAATCACTGATTTCATTGTTTAATGAATATAAGGATTCGTTAATTCTCCCTGCAAAATCGTGGAAAGATGCCAATGGTGTGGATCAACCGTATGTCACCTGTGGGGAAATTAACAGCAAGGGGTTATACGAGAGCAAACCAGTTGCGGCCTTCAGGACTAATGATGATCACATTATCATGTGCTTAATTTCGACAGTCGTCGATGATTCGTTATATGGCGGAGGTGCTCACTACCTTGTGGCGGTTTCGTTACGTATGGATGGTGGACGGTTAATCGTAGATGTTGGGGAAGGTACAAGGCAAATCATCGTATCTTCACCTGAAGAGAATGGGGCTTATTTTGAAGTCTGCGCGGCAATCAAGGCGTTCATAATGCATGGGCTGTCAGACTCCAGATTAGACTAAGCATTAATTTAGGGTTCAAGCCGCCCCCGGGCGGTTTTTTTTATTGCCATCACCATGGGCAGACTCATCGTAAAGGCGTAATAGCAGGAGTAACCAATGAGCAAACCGGACTGGGAGGCTATCGAATCGGCTTACCGGGCCGGGGTGATGTCCCTCCGTGAAATTGCATCGCAGAACGGCATCAGCGAAGGCGCTATCCGTAAGCGTGCCAAACGTGATGAGTGGTCACGTGACCTCAATGCGAAGGTGAAAGAACGCGCTGACGATCTGGTACGCAAAGCTGAGGTACGCAAACAGGTACGCAGCGAAACGGTACTGTCTGAGCGCGTACTGATAGAGGCTACTGCTGAGGTTATTGCCACGGTATCCGCATCGCGCCTGTGATGGAAGGGGCGAAAAAGGCGGGTATGTTCCAGACGATCCTGGGGGCAGTAATGGTGGTTGCCGGGGTGGTTGCCTCGTTCATACCAGGCGGACAGGCATTCGCGCCTTCGTTACTTATCGGTGGTGCCAGCATGATGGCCGGCGGCATTTACCAGATGCTCTCGCCGCAGCCTAAAGGCCTACAGGGGCGCGATGACCCCGACAACAAGCCCAGTTATGCTTTCGGCGGATCGGTAAATACCCTAGCGATGGGCAATCCGGTTGCTCTGCTGTACGGCGAGCGTGAGATCGGCGGCGCGATTATCAGCGCGGGGATTGTGGCTGAGGACATCTGACGACTTTTTACTCTTCAATTAGCACCAAATCGGGTGCTTTTTTTTGGATGCAATATGACAACGATTACTGGTGCAAAGGGCGGCAGTCAGAAGCAGCACACGCCTGTTGAACAACCCGATTCCGCGCAGTCGATGGCGCGCTGCCGTATGCTGCTGGCGCTCGGTGAAGGCGAGTTTGCAGGTGGGCTGGATGCTACCCGGATTTTCTTGGACGGCACGCCGCTGGGCAACGCCGACGGCTCGATGAACTTTGAGAATGTCTCCTGGGATTTTCGCCCCGGCACGCAGACGCAAACACCGATCCCGGGCTTTCCTGCTGTTGAGAACGAGACCAGTATCGGTGTATCGCTGACGAAAGCCACCCCCTGGACCCGCGCTATCAGCAATACCCAGATTGATGCGGTGCTGGTGCGTATTGGTATCACCGGCCTGCAGCAGCAGGAGAATGACGGCGACATCGTCGGCACGACCGTCGCATACCATATAGACGTTGCGGTTGATGGCGGGGCATACAAGACAGTGCTCACCAAAACGGTAACGGAAAAACTCAGCTCACTGTATGAACTGACGCACCGCATCAATCTGCCCAAAGCCACCACTGGCTGGCAGATCCGTGTGGTCCGCGATACTGCCGACAGCGCCAGCCAGATGCTGCAGAACAAAACGCAGGTGCAGGCCATCACCGAGGTCATCGACGCCCGCCTGCGCTACCCGCATACCGCGCTGCTGTATGTGTCATTCAACGCCAAAGCATTCAGCAACATCCCGAAAATATCCTGTAAACCGAAAGGCCGGGTAATCCGCATCCCTCACAACTACGATCCTGTTGCGCGGACGTACAGTGGCACATGGGACGGCACATTCAAGTGGGGCTGGACCAACAACCCAGCGTGGATCTGGTTTGATGTCCTGACAGAGCAGCGCTTTGGTCTGGGCCGCCGGGTAACAGTGGATATGCTCGATAAATGGGAGCTCTACCGCATTGCCCAGCGCTGTGACCAGCAGGTACCGGACGGGAAGGGCGGTACCGGCACAGAACCGCGATTCATGTTTGACGTCTATATTCAGTCGCAGGCCGACGCCTGGCAGGTTATCAAGGATATCGCTGCTGGCTTCAACGGCATGACGTTCTGGGGCAACAACATGTTCAATGTTGTCTCTGATATGCCGGCAGACACGTCGAAGCTGCAGATCCTCACCCGCGCATCAGTGGTGGGTAAGCCAACGTATTCCAGCGGCAGCGAAAAGACGCGTTTCTCGAGTGCGCTCATAAACTTCAGCGACCCGGATAACCATTATCAGGATCGCACCACCGCAGTAATGTTTCCTGAGCTGGTGAAACAGTTCAAATTTAAGCAGACGCAGCTCACGGCCATCGGCTGTACACGCGAGAGCGAGGCGCAGCGCCGCGGCGGGTGGGCGGTTTATTCCAACTCGCTGGACCGCATCATAACGCTGCAGACCGGGCTGGATGGCTTCGCCTATGTGCCAGGCACCGTGTTTGCGTTTGCCGATGAGCGCGTCTCCGGGCGTGTTTATGGTGGCCGCCTCATGGACTATAACGCCGGGCTTAAAGCGGTAACAACCGATCGCGGTACCAGTGCCGTCGCGGGTGACACACTCATGATCCGCACCCAGGGTGGCATTGTGGAAAGCCGGGTTATACAGGCGGTCAACGGCACGCAGCTGATCGTGGCCACTCCGTTCACAGCAGCGCCAGCGCCAAACGCCGTATTCGTTATCGATGCCGGGCAGCTGCGCCTTCAGTACTTCCGGGTCACGAATCTGACGTTTAACGATGAAGAAAACACCTATACCATTACCGGCGCGGAATACAATGCATCGAAGTATGATGCTGTCGACCACAATGCGCGCCTGGATATCCCGCCAATCAGCCTCATTCCCACGGGAGTTGTTTCACAGCCCGGCAATATCGTCGTGTCGAGTTACGAGTCGGTGCGCCAGGGCCAGCGCATAGCGACGCTGACTGCATCCTGGGATGTTCCGCTGGATAAAGCCGGTAAGCCGCAGGCCGATGTTATCGCCTATCAGGCTCAGTGGCGCCGGAACGATAGCGAGTGGGTGAACGTCCCGCAAACCGGCCTCCGCAACATTGAGGTGCCGGGGATCTTCGAAGGTGATTACCTGGTGCGGGTCCGGGCGATAAACGCCGGTGGTGCATCGAGTCTGTGGGCAACATCCGCGCTGACCCACCTTAAGGGCCGGATCGGTGATGTGCCAAAGCCAGTTAATTT